TTCCTTTACATCATCTTTCTCGAATGTCTCTTTGATGTATGACCATTCTTTCTCGTCAATGTGAAGATATGGTTCTTGGTTTTTGAATTTATCGAAATATTCTAAGTACATTTACTCCCCAAACAAATCTTTAAATGCTTGATTAGCCCGTTTAGATTGTTCTTCCCTTTTCGTGTTGATTTTTTCTTCTCTATCTCTATTATCCAAATCAATTTTTGCCATCTCTTCTTTCGTCTTACCATCACCAAACTCTGTATTATATGGATATTCTTTATAACCATTTTGCCAGTTATTATACTCAATCTTAGTAGCCATCAAATCAGCTTGATGTAAAATATACGCAATATTAGACTTCAATTGATTATCTTTACTCCAATTCATATAATAAGTTTTATTAGCTTCTTCATATAAACCATCAGTAAGTCTTAAACCAATATACTCATTCTCTGTCATTTTGACACCAAAATGTTGAAGTATCCAAGTGGCTCTATCAGTTATCGTCATATATTCTATTCTTGGATTATGTTTATATATCATACCTTGATTCTTTCTATGCCAGTCTGAATCATTATGTATATAGTTATCTTCAGCAAGATTACCAACCTTACCTAAGTCATGATGCAGAGCAGCAAATATTACTTCTTCTACTGTAAAATTATCTACTATAGCACCGTTCTTTTCCCATAAACTATATATCTGTTGAGCCAAGTCTGTAACATGCAAAACATGTTCGACATAACCACCAGGATAAGCATTGTGAAAGTGTTCCTTACCACTGGCTGGTGCGAGACACATCCGTTCTTCAAAGTAATCATACATTTCCAACAACTTTTCAAGTCGTTCTCCTTCAAATGTATCATTTACAAGTTCAATCAGTTTATCCCAATTCTCTTGTATTTGTTCTGGGGTTAGTTCTTTCATATTGCAACTCCTATTGAATTTGATTTCTTTTGATTCCCAACTCTACACATCAGTTGTCCATTTTCTAGTGTATGGTCACCACCATTGGCTCTCGGGTCAACGGCATCTCCATGCCATTTAGTACCATTACAAATTTCTCCAAGTGGTATATCCCCCACACACTCAGGTCTGTCACATGGACACTTTCCGTTTTGTCTCTTCCACATAATCATTTTTTCATCTGATGTATAATAATCATCATCAGAAGTTTGAATCAACACACCACTTTCAAGTAGGTCAGGTAGAATGGAGTCCATAACTAATTTTCTTCTCCATTGTCCGTAGTCTAATGATATTTTCTTGACTATATCTTTGTAGACTAGTGCTGAACTCTTACTTTCTATGGAACTCAAATCATATGTTGTCACTTCATCAAGGAACAAAGATGATACTTTTTCCAACCAAGTGTTATAGAACTCTTTTCTATTAACAACCCGAATGTTTTGTTCTTTTAATTCCCATTGAACAACGAAGTAATCAAAAACAGAATTAGTAGACTTGGATATTGAACCCACACCCACTTTTAAGTCTTTTAACACATTCTTCATCACACTGGTGAACTGACTAATATTCTTTGAAGCTGGTTTCACAACGGAAGCCGCAGTTTTTGGATTCTCATACATGAAATTAAGAGCTTTAGCACTCGTGATACCTACATTTACCACATAAGACATACACTTAGCAATAAACTCATCACCACCCAAATTTCTCATCGACTTTGGTGAGATGAATTTAGAAAGACTCTTTTCATAATTTTCTCTCATATTCCTAATATACTCAGCAATTACACTTGGATATGATTGTCTTTTCTGTTGTCCATTGAGTGGGTATCCATCGTTGATGTTTCTGAAAAGAACACCTAAGTCTCTCCAAAGAATATCTTCATATTCTGCTATTAGTACATCACTATTAAGAAACTCAGCTTTAAGTGCTGAAGCCATAGATTCAAATGTATCATAACTACCCCTCTTAATCTTCACAGAAGCACCACTCCTTAAGTAATAGACACCGGCAGGTATTCTCAAATCACCATAGATAAAATTTCTAAGAGCAATAGAACGATTATTACCATCAACAGAAAGGAATTTATAATCATTTCTTAACCCATCAAAATAATCTATTGATTGATTATCAACACCTCGGTTGAAGTTATTTTCATAAGCATCTTCACAATTCACAACAACAAAAGCCGATGGGGCAGAACCAAGTAGAACTGACTTAATAAACTTTGATTGTTGTAACTTATCCCACCTTGAAGATTCATCAGTACCTACTTGGAATGACGGGTCAAGTTTAATTTGTTTCTCGTTTTTAAGTCTTGCAAACTCTTCAATACTTAATGTTTTATATGAGTAAATCACTTTATTTTTTCCTTTTATCTTTTATGTTTTAGCATCATTTCTTACATATAAAGCTACGAAATATGACAATAAAAATCAAGCATTTATTTGCATTTTTACCAGAAAGTTTCAACTCCTAATAATCCTCTTATATCCTCATTAACATAGGTATCAATAACCAAATGTATCCTATCAACATCACTATTATTTATAACAGCATGTGGTGCTCTAGCATCCAAATAATAATAATGACCTTCTTCTAAATAATTTACTGACTTCTCTTTACCATTCCAATAACAAAACTCAACTTGGTCATTGGTTCTGATAGGAACATGGAATCTAACAATATTTCCATCATCCAATCCAAATTCCTTATCAATCTTATCTGAATGTTTTCCAATACTTGAGTTAGCTTTTATCTTCATGAATCTAACTCGTTCAAATGTTGATGGTATCTTTGCCAATATATCGTTGATAACTTGGAAACCATCTTCTTCTAATAAACTTGTATCTTGTAGCACAACACTCTCATTAACTTTGCTCTTCAGCACATTAGGTTTTAGTATATCTGACGGTGTGGGACCATAACCTCGTAAAGATATTGCTGTCCAATCATCACCCTTACTATACTTTGTTTTGACTTTAGAAAACTCTATATTATCAATATAATCTAATACAAATCTCCAATCATATTTTACTGGTTCAATATTCAGTTCTTTTATTACACCTAATTCACTCATAACCCTTATACCCCTCAAAATATGGTCGTTGTTCTAATAAATATACTTTACCTTTAACTTGTTTTGTCTTTCCCCATTCAATATCACCAACTACTCTGAAACCGTGTTTTTCATAAAAACTTCTAGCTCTTTTATTCTCAGACCTAACAGATAAAAATACATCACATTCAAAATTGCCATCACCAATAAACTTTTCAAATACTTTCTTCGCGCTCCCATTACCTTGATCACGAGCCGCAATCTGATGTAATATACAATCTCCCCTGTTGGCTATATTTCTATTCACATCATATTTAGATTTTACAGTACCACCAACACCTGAAAATGAATTAAATCCAAGTTTCTGCTTTCTCTTGTAACGATTCCAAGTTATTAAAACACCATCTTCCCAAACTACATTTCCATCTTCAATCTGCCTCATAACTTTATCACCACGAATATGTGGAAACAATTTTTTATGTTGATTGAAAACATCCATTATTTGTTCGTAATCATCTTTAGCAGCATGATTTAAAACTTTATGTAACTTATCTTTTATCATGCCTTATAAAAAATAAAAATAGGTTCATACTTCATTGTAACTCCATCCACATCTACTCTATTCTTAACATTCGATTGGTCAACTCCAATCATTGATGCCATAAGCATTTTCAACTTACCTTTATATTCCCCACCAAGTGATTCGATAATGTCAATCGAGTCTTGTTCCAATGGTTGAAAGTTATTACCACTCAACTTAATATCAGCAATATTCCAAAGTAGATATCTATCTGACCTTAGACTTTCGTAAGCATTTGTTAATGTCGGTTTTAGGAAGTTATCTCTCCAATCGTGATACATTGGATAGGCCTTAAATGATTGTTCATCATCATCACTATATTGTTCCCTATCAAAGTAAGGTGGTGATGTAAATACCATATCTAACTTACCTTTGTATTGTTGAAAATCTGGATGGTCGCCGATGTGTTCTGAACCTTCTTGAAAAACATGATAAGTATTTTTCTCTTCTTCCCAAAATGGATTTGTTTCCAATCCATGTTCATTGAAAAAGTCAGCAACATACTCATACCTTGACTTACCTATCTCATCTATATAATTATCTGTATTCGGGTCTGTACCGATATAATGTATTCTTTTCTTAGATGACATGGCACCAAGTATTCTACCACCCCAACCCGCACTCGGGTCATAAATATTTAATGGTTCATCTTGTTCAATATGGTTTGTCATTTTCTCATATAGAAGTCTTGCCGTAAGTGGTGGGAAGTTAACTGCTGGTTGTGAGTTCAAACTCAATCTGAATATCTGAAATGCTTTGGGGAATAGTTTCGTATCAATATGATAATACCTAATCATAAACACATTTGTTTTGACATTACCACTTTTAGTTGAAACAGTATCGGTAACATCATCAACTGACAATTTACTTTTCAAAGTAGGACACCACAAATTAGTTATCATATCATCAGTAATCAATCCATCTTTATGTGCCTGTTTGATTTCATCAGCAGTTATAGTAACATACGATTTAAGATACTTCTCCTGATGTGATTTAGCAATCCATAACCTATGGTTCTTAAACTTTAATTTATTTTCTTGATAATACTTTAACCACTCAACTGCAGTTTCACCATTCCAATA